ATTTGTCCTCCGATTTGATTAATGAATTGAACGTCAGCCTGTATATTAGCGTATATAGTAGAGTCATTAAAAACGTCTTTTGCCAAACTGTTAAAATATGACAAATCGAGCTGAGTACTAGTGATTAATTTTAGATCATTTAAGTTATTATTTATATCTTTTAAAAAGCCATTCATTTTAATTCTCCAGTATTTTATCGAAGTAATCCAGAAACTTCTTGTTTGACATTATTTATTTCCTTTTTTTAAAGTGATGTTCCACATCCTAATACAGTCATTGTAAAAGAACTTAGTTTAAGTTGAGCTGTCTTATTGATTGATATCCAAGCCTCTACATAGTCATTCGTTGACATTGGCACGAATGCCTGAGTACTTATTTGAGTTTCTGAAAGACTTTGAGGTAAGTTAATAATAGTATTTCCAGCTGGTATTACTGTATTATTTTTATAGATAAAAAGACTGGTTTTCAGATTAGTAACACTAGTAGTTTCAAAATTTAATGAAATTTGTAAGTTTACCAAAACGCTAATAGTTGGTATGCCGGTATAGGTAAGTCTATTGTTAGAACCTGCAAAATCATATAAAAAACCAACTTCAGTAGGAAGAGGAATTTTTTGAACAATATTAGCCGTAGGGGTAAAAAACGCCCCTAACACACTTTGCCATAAAATTCCTCTTGGCACATCACTATAGATAATGTCTTGAGTATTAGGTAAACTAACCCAGTTAACTCCATCAGTATATTCCATTCTCATTTTGTATCTCCTTTTTTAGTTATTTATAATTTACTCTCTGTAGCTGTTATAAACAAAGAGCTAGAGACTCCCTTTGCGAGAAAAATTGTCCTTTCCCGCAAAGAACCCCTTTAAGTTTAAGTAAGGCTAGTGTTAAATCTAAGTGAACCAACAACTGGTGTTGATGGTCTTTGAGCGGTAGTACCAGCTGGAATAGTAACCGATGCAGTGCCGGGCAATACAGGGTTAGAGCTAATACTAACGGTTGCGACATTATTAGTAACCGTTACGGTAATCTGATTTGTTGTACCTAACACAGTATCTAGTCCACTTTTTGCAAGTCTTGCGAAGGTAATGCTATCTGTTCCGACAGTTGCAACGCTTGAGGTAAGCATCCATGATGTTACGGCATTTACTGTCCCACTAATTACATCGATAGTCTTGCCTCTAACCATTTGAGACGGGGAATCAAAGTCGGTAGCTCTTGTTAATACCCAGTTTACAGTAGTTCCACCTATATTAGTTACCGTATATATTCCGTTTTGTAAGGCAGCTGTCTGATCTTTAACTAAAACCCTGTTACCTGCGGCTAAAGTAACTCCATCAATAACAAGTGCGGTTTGCGTTCCTGAATTAGTCAAGGTTGCTCCCACACCTGATGTACCATTTGCATAAGTAGCCGTTAAATTGCTAGTCGTTGCTACAAGAGTTGCGGGCACGCTACCCATGGTGTTTAAAACCCAGTTTTCAGTAGCAAGTGCAAACCAGTTTGTTCCATCAGTAATTTCTGGTTTACCAACTGAAGAAGGTAAAGCTGCTTTAGGATTTTTGTCAATTAGTGTATCTGTCATATTAAATCTTTTGTTTATTTAATTGTTAAGTTAATTTTAGCATAAAATCATAGTGAAGTGTTAAACCTGATCATTCCTGGAATTAAGGTAACGGGTCTTTGAGTATTATTACCTGAAGGCATAGTCATTGATCCATTACCGGGAAATACCGGATCAGGTTTAAAAGCAGTAATAATTGAGTCATTTAATAATCCGCTACCAGTTATATCCCCTTGAAGTTGTAACTCAGTACTTAAAAGGGTATCTAGATATTCTTTTGCTTCTACGGCACTATCGGCAGCTAAAGCAGCAGATGCAGATGCAGCAGTCGCAGAAATAGCAGCAGCGGCGGCAGATGCTCCGGCTGCTCCGGCAAAACCACTAGCAGATGCAGAAGAGGCAGCGGCAGAAAGAGCAGAAGCTCTTGCATCTGTTGAAAAGCTTTCTGCGGCAAAGGCAGAGGCTCTTGCGTTATCGGCGGCATTTTCTGCTTCCTGCGCCCGTTCTCTTGCATAGTCAGCAGAATTATTTGCGGAATCAGCGGAACTCTTTGCGCTATTAGCATATTCTTGGCATTGATCTCTTATTTCCTCTAACTGCTCGCTAGTTGCATAATCCTGACCACTAATTGCAATAGCAAAAGCTCCGCCAACTACAATTTTAGTTATGCCCGTTCCAAGTTCTTCCAGAACTTGTGCATTAGGTAAATTATCATTTTGAGTTTGTATGATGAAAGTAGCATCTTTCGGAGCTCCTCCACCTTGTACAACATCAATAAAAGATAATCCACCGCTACCATCAGTAGCTAATACCTGCTTATCTTTTCCATCTCCTAGTGGTAATCTCCATATCGTGTTTTGAGTCAGTTTTTCAGGAGCGGTAAAACCAACATAATAATCATTAAATGGATTATGCCATTTTAACCTACTGGTAATAATATCTTCAGTATTAGTGATATTGGCAGAGTTAATGCCATTTGCATATATTGTATAAAACTCAGCAGTACCGCCAGTAATATTAGGAGATAAAATACTTTCAAAACTTCCTTCTTTTGCATATAGATAATTAATTGGAGTAAGTCCTTCACCTTTATTAGCCAGTTCTATAAAAGCCGCCTTTTCTCTATCAAATCCAGGATTAAAATTATTAGCCATTACAGTTGATATAATGATTTTAAACGTTCTTCTGTATTTATTTGACTTACATCTTCTCCGGCAAATGTTGGTGATTTGATAACATTATCTTCAGTTGTAAAGTCCACATAATCCAAAACATTTGGTGAATTATTATCACTAGCCTTAGGGCCTTGCGGTGTTTCAATACCAAATGGTCGAGGATTCTGCACGGCTTTTGGGTCGCCTTTTATTTGTGGCGGCCTATTCTGCTCGTTTGGCATGTCTAAAAAAGGTCGTCCGACTATTGCCCCCGTCCAGACTAACTGATTCCCACGCCATTCATATTGCTTAACTAAATCAGACCTGCTAAAAGGAAAACCCGAATAATCGCAAGTGCCAATAGGTTCAATTACATCCTTTCTAACGTAATCTCCCATTTGCGTATTTACAGGAGTGTTCTTTAAACTAGTCACTATATACCTCCAGTTTAAGCGGTACTTCCGTCGTATTATTAATTACTGCCGGATTTAGAGTTTCCTGATACCTCATTTTTAAACCCTCTTCTTTTTCAGGGGCGTATTGTGCTGCTAGCATGCTAGCTAGTCCATATATTAAAGGAGTATAAAAATATGAAGGAATATCAATGCCTTGCGTATAGTTCTCTAGCGTTTCTATACTGCTTTGACCGCTATACATTATTAAATTATACATAGGACTTGGAGTCTGCCATATATAGAGAGATGGAGTACGCTGGTAATCAACATAGTAAATAGTAGGCCGTCCAATTTGCGATTTGTTCGGATAGGATAGATATTCATATCTGGATACCTCGCTCATGGTAGTATCCTGGCTTATACTATTAAAATAAAGTTCTTCAATATCAAGTGTATATCCTCCTGTTTCTCTAATTCTATATGCCCTTGCGTAAATTGGATCAGATATATAAAACCATGAAATTACATGTGCTTGGTATGGATATAATGGAGGAGGAGTAAAAACAGTAAACCAATTTATCGTATCTTGTGATGCTTCTAAAACCAAGCTATATGGACGATTAGAAACATAACTTTGAATGCCGATAATGCTGATTTGCTTTGTTACCCCTAAACCGTAATCATAAGAAATATTGCCGTCTTGAACAGTTTGTATGCATCTTGTCAGTGGATTACCATCAAAAGCATAAGTAGCAATTCCTCCGCCGTTTCCGTCATAAGTATTTCCTGTGTTTGATTGTGGTGTTCCATTTAATTGTCTTACATTACTTCTAAGAAATACTTGAAATACTTTAGTAATGTTGCTTGGCAAAGGGTAGGATGCTTGCCCCGGAGTTAAGAAAACAGGATTTAGTTTTAATGTCCATAAGTTAACATTGGAGTTAGTCCAATCGCTTAAGATAAAA